CTATGTTCTTCAGTACAACGTCTCTTTACTTTTAATGTGTTGTAATCAAAAGAAGAACTTTTGTGTAACTGTGATTTATAACCATCTAATTCACTTTCAACATATCTACAAATTTGATTCATCGAGCAATTACCTATACCGACTGGCATTTTTCTCTCATACCAAAAAAGAAATTCTTTTTGCTCATCTGAAATAGAGTCATAATTATTATATAGATCCTGAATGGAACAATGATAAAGTGCATAACACTTTGAATCACTTTCTTTTATATATTGTTTATATTGTCTTTTTGTCTCATCGTATACATAAATCATAAAATAAGGTTTTCTATATGCACATAGAGACTGCAAGTATTTATTCTGTCCACAAGCACCAAGATTATACCAACTGCTTTCCATGGGTTTAGCAATAATTCCCTTGATTTTATCCAACTCATTTTGCTGGTATAGCTGTCCACATTCAATTCTATATTCTAATTCTTTATATTCTGACGAATCTTTCTCGAAATGAGATTGAACTTCCATCATAGAGGTGACATAGTTAGTGATAGTACCTACTTGATTTCCCATACCTGCTTTATTAGTTGTTTTTACAGATACTTCGGTAACTTTAATTTTTTCTGCATTTCTCTGAACACATTCTATAGCAGGTAAGTACCTATAACGTCTTTTTAATACAGCATTATTAGTCGAAAAATTCAAATCCGAATCATAATCTTCTCCGTTTTCAGCCATACAAAATGAATCCCAACCATTAATAATCATAATAGTATCCATATATTGATACCAGTATTGACAATCGTTAGATGAATTAACTTTGCACATACGAATGTTATTATGACTTGTCATAGGACTTCTAAAAACAACAATTTCATTCTCGTTTTTATCAACCCAAAATTTTGAATAACACTCATTAGCCCTTAATAAACCGGTTACATTTAATCCGCAAATAGACTGCATCAGAGCAAACGGATCACCACTGGCAATTTGATAATTACCATCTACGAACAATTTACCAATTTTTGCATCATTCATTTTTTTCTTGATATACCTATGTACAGAATCAATTACATATGGATCACCAAGCATATATTCACTTGTATATAATGCACGTTGCCATGAATTTACATCAGTTTTTTCATTAATTCCTAAGAACTTAATAGTAGAAGTGTAGTCACCACACATTGCATCCTTGAGATGCTTAATCGTCGGTGCGCATAATTCCTTAATGTCTTCGTCAGTAAACTCATAAGACTGTAAATACTGGTAATTTAATTCTCTTTGTTCTTCAAGAATATGTGGAGAAATTTTTGTTACAGAGAATCCATATCCACATTCTTTATATGCACTTATATATTGTTCAATATTGTCATATGCTCCCCATAGTTTAAGTGATGATTCAGTAACAATCATTTCGCACTTTCTAATATCCTGATAATTCCCCCAAATATCCTCAATCATATAGTTTCCATTATTATATTTCTCAATAAATTCATAAATAGGGAATGAGTAGAGCATACCTTTTAACCATGCATTCCTTAAGCATACACCACCAGGAATATAATCAAGACCTAAAGATTCGGCAACTCGCTGCATATATTGAATAGTACAAAGATTAAAGCCATCAGATATGTTATTTTCAAGAGCTTTGTCTTTAATAAGTTCTCTTGTTGGTTCTTTTGAATCTCCACAATCATCAAGAGAGATAACATCTGCAAAATATTGTGTAATGCAATCTTTTACAACTAAAATTCCATGTGGATCACAAATCGGTTGAGAAGCTGAACAAGTCAAAGCTTTATATGCTTCATATTTAGCAGGAACCAATTTTAATTCTGGATTTCTTTTGCACTCGCATAATTCATTTAGCTTATCTAAATATTGTGAATTGCAAAACAGAAGAGTGTTATTTTTAAGGCCACCGGTTGTTCCTACGAAGCGTCTGTAGTTAACACCATTTACAATAATACCTTTTTTACCAGTAACTCTAGCAAAATCAGATTTCTTGTCTACTACAACCTGCATAAAAATTTTAGAGAAATCAATTTCTTTAATAGGTCTTTTTAGAATTTTATTTGCCATTATACGAAACTCTTGAGCTTCAAATAAAGAAATCAACTCTTGATATTTAAATGCTTCCTTTTTTGTAATCGTTAGATCCCAATTAGAATACTTTAATTTATTTGTTCCGATTTTAAAAATTTCATATTGAGGTACGCTAATTCCAGCCATACTTTCTCCTTTTTAATTCTTAGTATTTTCATTCGGCAATATCTTCGCAACGACATTACCTTTTAATTCACCTTTACTATCTGCATAGATGCCATTTAATTTTCCACAATCTACTCTAATGCAAAGTTTTTCTAATAGATCATCTGTTACAAAATCATTATTATTCTGCAATATTACAATTCTTCCCATGCTAATCACTCCTCAAAATATACAGGTACTCTATTAATCCCATAAGACCGACAAATCAAATAAGATATGTAACCATCAACAAGCGTAAAATCTCTCTTTAATACAATCGGAGCTGGCAGCTCACCCGTCTTAAGATAGTAATTATATTTTGCTTCCTGTTTTGCGAAACTAGGTTTGCTTTCGCTAAACTGTGCCGTAATCTCAATATCATCAATATCCACATAGTACTCATTGCCGGTTTCATATATACCAAACAGTTCTTTAATTCCTCTTATTAACTTTCCCATAAATTATCCTCCATTTCTTTTAACTCCATATCCAAGCCAGTCTAATAACCAACGTAAATTCTTTTCACAACCAAAATGAATACATTCGCCATGGTCATTTTCTATATACTCATCACCTTCATATATTCCCTGATCACATACTTCGCATATAGCAATAAATTTTGGCGGTTCATATTTAGGGCACCTCGGATTATGCATTCCTTCGGCTTCGCCACATATTTCACATGCCATTTATTAATTCTCCATTCATTTCTAAAATTATTTCAATCTTTCATAAGCAAAACCATCGTCAGTAGAATAGTAGATATCCTTTATTCCTATATCTCTTATGGTGGCCATGCAACTAGGACACGGACGAGATATACCATAATCCTGATCATGTCGGATTCTGTAAATATACAATTTAACTTTTGAGAAATTTATATCCAGATTACGGATAGAGTTAATGCAGCTGATTTCTGCATGAAGCTTTGGAATAAAGTATGTATTATCTATTGTTCTGTAACGATTATAATAATTCTGTCGTGGATGAATTTTATTACTATTACATCCAATTCCTATAACGAATCCTTGATATACCGCCACGCATCCCACATGTATTTTTGTGAAATCTGAGATAGTAGCGACTTGTTTTGCTTTCTGAAAATATTTATAGTCTATTCTTGCCAACATTTTACATCTGTGAAAATTATCCTTTCTGAGAGCAATAGAAAATTTACTCAATTTCACCGTTTTATATTTAGACGAACAACTTACCATCAAAGCACGTTTCGTTGAAATTTGATGTCTAAATCATTTTAAAACTCCAATAAACCGAACATAGTAGAAGAGTAGTATTACTTCTTTTTCTTTGCTCTATAATCAGCCAACGCCTGTCTCATCTTTTCTTTCTGTTCTTCAGATAGCTGCTTCTTGGGCTTATTAGGATCAGGCTTGGATCCTGGATTGATACGAAACCACTTCTTCGGAATTTTCGCACAGATACTTCCGTCTTTATTCTGAGTCAGGTATTTAAACTCTTCAGCACGTTCTTCATAAATTTTCTTTATACGATTAATCATCTTTCTATCTGTAAATGATACGCAAACATATCTTTCGCCAGTCAGATAACAAAGATCATTTTCATTGTTGTTTTCAAAATCCTTTTCAACTGCCATATTACTTATCAACCTCCGCCGTACGTTTTCTTGCTTTAATATTTTCTATGCATTTCTTATCAAATAGAAGATCGGCATAGATACGATCCGCCCATGATTGTGCTTTTTCGTGGCGTGGATAGTCGGTGCAGTAATCTGTATAGTTGATAATTCCTCCAAAAGTGTTACGGTGTTCCTCTAGTGTAAAATTTCCTGTCATAAATTAATGTCTCCTTTTCGTTTATCATTCGCATACCTCCTTTAAATTTGGTGCTGCGTTTATTGTTACAATTACTTATTCTCTGTTTGATATGGAATTGTTTCGAATCCATTGTTTTAATAAATTTCGCATTCTTATACTAGGGATATATACCCAAATATCTTTTCCCTCACGGATAGCAGATCTCCATATGAACTGAAGCATTTCAGATAAAGCAAAACCATCTTCATCAACCGAAATATTATTCATTGTAAAAAAGTTTTTAATAAATGGATTCAAATACCGATTAACAAGATATGCGACAGATGTTCTATTTATATAATCATTAGTGGCTCTACAATTACATGGAAGATATCCCTTTGTATACCCTTTACCTTTTAAAGCATTCTGATATTCTTTGAATGTTGTCCATATATTATCATTAGACTTATTCTCTCTTACATTATGAAAAAAATTATACAAATTATTTTTTAATACTTTCATAGAAGCGTTATTTTTATTTCTGTTATACCAGGAAAAAGACAAATCAGTATCTCTATCACCAATCATGTTCAATTTGTCTATTTCGCAAATATGAATCAACTTACTATAATCGTATGAAGTGTATTTTATTGTTTTGTCATAGGGTATAAGGTGATATGTTTTCATAGAATTTCCAGCAACAGACCAATAAGTATATTGTACTCCATAATAATCATAATAATATTTTTGCATTTGCATTTCAAAATAATATGTAAGAATATAAATATTTCTAAACGAATTAAATGTTTCTATTGGAAATAGCCATACCATTAAACTATCTCCATAACATACAAGACTTCCTAGTTCGCATAATCTTTTTTCATTTTCAAATTTTCCTTGATAGTCTTCATATTCCTTTTTCCATATAAGTTGTTTAGTATTTGGATTTATATCTACATATGTATTTTTTAGAACTATAAAATCCTGCTTTGTTAATGGATATTCTTCAATAACATTCGCAACCTCGTCCATTATAAGGGTATAATTTTTTGCCCTACATAAATCAATTAATTCATTGTCGAATTTTTGGAAAAGAGCATGAGTAGAAACAATATTCTCTCCTTTGTCAATTAGTTTTTTTAGATCATTAAGTTTGCTACATTTATCATTATCTTTTAGAAATGTAGGAGTTTTAAAATTTTTAGAATAACAATATGCTCTATATCTCTTTATTTCATCAAGAAATGGTGTAATAACTAAAAATTTTTCATCATTATCCGATGCATTTATATAATTCATAATGGATTGTGTTTTACCAGCTCCCATAATTGCATCTACAATATTAACTTTACAATCAAACTGCATTTAAATCTCCTTTCAGTGTTAATGTACGTATCTTTTTATTTGTTCTCCATAATGATAAAAATCCCTTCAACTGCCGTTTGGCTTTGTATGTAAAAAATTTTAACTCCATTTTTCAAAAAAAAGTGTTAAGATGTTTTCCTTGTAAAATAAGAAAAAAATGAATACAGAATCACATTTCGATGAAAAATTGATAAATAGACAAAAGTGTTAAAATCAGAAAAAAATCCTTATTTTTCAAGGAATTTTGACACTCTGCCTTATAAGAATATATAAAAAAGAGTTAAGAATATAACTTTATAAATTTTCATATAATTGTGGACTGCGAAGCAGGACACAAGGGCATGAGCTGCTTGCAGCGAAATGACCAATAATGCCATGGCTATTATAGTATTTTATTCTCCATTCATCTTATTATTTTCCTCTAAATTAACATATCCTCTGATCATATCATCATCTATATGGAATACTGGTAATCTATCTTTATATTCCTCAAATAATTCATCACCTGAAATAATAGAATGATATTTTATTCCATTAGATAACATTCCAGTTCTGTGATAATCCTTTACAATAGAATTTTTTAGTTTTTCACCGATCTTGCCACAGATAGAGCAGTAGCTGCTTAATCTAGTATAAATATTATGTTTGCCAAAATAATTAGTTTCATATCTTAATAAGCATTCCTCATAATTATGTTTGTGTTTTGATTTCTTGGATATCTTAGAAATATTACTGCCGGTATTCTTGTGATACTTTGGTATTTCCTGTTCAAATTCCATTCCTAATGCTTCGCAGTCTTTGATGAGTTGTTCATCAGGAATTGCATCTATCCTTTTCTTGAATTGTTCAAATCCATTTATAAAATTATTTTTCATTATATTTTCTCCTTTACATTATATAAAAATGATTTAATGCATATTAGGTTATTCTCTGTTTGAAGGATACATCTACCCAAAATTTTTTGCTTCGCAAAAACCGACCCTATCAATGGTCTATTTTTTAATAACAAATTACTTATATAAATAAAACCTATGTTTTAAATGGATAGTGTGTATTATATGAGTACTGATCTGTTCAGTTTAAATGTACCCCCTATATGGATATGGTTATTTAGTGTGAAAATTTTTATAGATAATACATAAGAGATTTTTAATACGATTTGAGAAGTTTTATCATTTATGGTTAGTTTATCATTGAAGTGGTTTTCGTTCGAATTTGGGCGTTAGTTTATTATAAAATTCCAGTAAAAGTTGGGTATGTA